CTCGACTACAGCGTGCCGATCGCTGGCACCATCGCAGGCATCAACGTCATCACCGACGGCAACATCCCGACCAACGCAAACAGCGCGACCAATCAGGACACGATCCTCGTGCTGAACACCTCCGAACTGCACCTGTTCGAAGATGCTCAGGCGCCGCTCATGATCCGCGCCGAGCAGACCTCGGCCGCATCCCTCGGCGTTCTGCTCGTCGTGTTCGGATTCAGCGCGTTTACCGCTGACCGTTACGGCGCAGCGCACTCGAAGATCCTTGGTACAGGCTTGGTCGCTCCGACCTTCTAGGTCTGATCGCTCTCATGTCGTCGTCGTTGCCACAAGCGACGACGACGACATGGATGGCAATCAGACAACAACTAACGCACAAGGGGATCAAGTGCGCACTCGCGACAAGGTAGCAATCGGATGGATTGACGGCGGCACCGTTGATGGAGACTTCGCCGCGCACTTATTCCAACTAGCAACCGTTCGACATCAACGCATCGACATTCTTGTCCGCATCGAAGGGCATCTCCTCAGTCGTCAACGCAACGAACTCGTCGCGGCATTCTTGCGACTGAGTAGCGCGGACTGGTTGTTGATGTTGGATACAGATCACCGATTCACGCCAGTCGACTTCGACAATCTGTGCTCGAGCGTTCACGACGTATCTGCGCCGGTCGTGTCTGGTCTGTACTTCGGGTCGTTCCCGTCCGGCGGTCTCTATCCGACCGCGGTTCCAATCGCGTTCTCTCTTGATCCGAATGGCGTCGATTACCACGCGCTCAACGCATGGACTCCGGGGAAGATGATTTCCGTCGATGCCGTAGGCGGCGGATGCATACTGATTCACCGCAGCGTCCTAGAGAAGATTCGCGACAACGCCGCGGAAGATGTGAAGGACTGGTGTTGGTTCATGGATGGCCCCGCGAATGGTCGATGGTACTCCGAAGACATGGTGTTCTGTCAGCGCGTGCGCGACGCGGGATTCCCGATCTACGTTAATCCGGACGTCACGTTGCCGCATCTCAAGACGTATTGGTTGACCGTCGAACACTTCGCCGCACAGAAGAAGGCCGCGATCGAAGTTGAGACCGCAGCATTCTCCGCGCCAATCCGCGCGATCCCCGATATCGAGACTAGGACGGTCTAATGGCTTACGACCTTGGAGACGCGGTCACTCTGGTCTGGACCGCGTCCGGATCCGGCGGCACGATCGCCCTCGTGGTTACGCTTCCCGACGGCACGACCACTAGCCCCGCTATCACGACCACAGGCGCGTCGAACTCGGCGACCTATACGACGACACAGGCCGGACGTCACGTCGTCGCGTGGGCCGCGACGGGGTCCGTGAAGGACGCCTACCGGGACGAGTTCGACGTCGCAGACGTTACCGAAGCCGGTCTCGTGTCACTCGCAGACATCAAGCGTCATCTCAATATCACGACGACAACGTACGACGACGAGTTGAGATCGTTTGGAGAAGTCGCCGCGGATCTGGTCGAAGGTCACTGCAATCGGTACTGGAGACGACGCACCGTCGTCGACACATTCGACGCCGGTGGCGAAGCGGTAAATCTGACGAAGACGCCAATCATCTCGATCACGTCGGTCGTGGCCCGCGAAGTCGCAGTACCGACGCAGAACTATCGCGTCAACCTACTCACCGGTCGACTTCGTTATCGCTGGGGATTCTTCCCCGGCGACTACGAAGATCTTGTCGTGACGTACGTCGCGGGCGCGGTCTCTACTCCGCCGGTCGTACGTCAAGCGACGCTGGAGACCGTTCGACATCTGTGGATGACACAACGCGGGTCGATGGGATCTCGTAACGCACTTGCAGGCGACGACTTCTCGGATCGTGGTATGGGAATGTCGTTCTCGCTTCCGCGTCGAGTCACCGAACTTCTTGCCAGCGTTCGAGTGCAGGGTATGGCGTGATCACTCGATACGCCGTCGCGACGGACGCAATCATCGCCGCATTACAGGCGACGCCGAACATGGTCGACGTCTTCGACGGTTCACCGACTCCCGGCTTCAATCCGTACGAAGCCGTCTACATCGGCTGGAGTGGCGGCGAGGACGACGACACCGCGGGCACAATCTCGCAGGAGTATCACGACACCGGAATTGGCGCGAAGCGCGACGAGACATTGTCGATCGACTTCGTCGTTCAATCCGTGCGCGGCGACGACGATATGTCGACAGCCCGCACGCGCACCGTCGAGATTCTCGGTCTAGTCGAATCGACAATCCGCGCGACTCCCGCACTCGGTATCGACGGAGTTGTCTTCGTCGACGTCTCCGCGGGGTCCGTGCGACAAGTTCGCAACGCCGACGGAATCGGCGTGCAGATATCCGGCTCGATTACCGTGACCGCAATCATCTAGGAGCAACGATGTCAGACAAGATCATCGAATATCGGAACGTCTCTGGAGAGACTCTCTGGGTCGACTTCAACACGGGACGACTAGAGAAGGTTGAGAACGGCGACGTCATCAACGTATCTGAGACGTTCTTAGCATCTCACTACATGCAGACCGGCGAGACCGGCGAGACGCCTCTCTGGTCGTCATCATCAACCACCAACAAGAAGCCCGTAGCGGAAGCGCCCGCGGCTGAGATCAAGGAGTAAGACATGGCTATTGGCTCAGGCCTCGGCTCCAGTTTCGGCGTCTCCGCCGAATCCGCATACGGCACCTATGTCGCGCCTACGAAGTTCTTGCGCGCGAAGTCGTACATCATCGAGAAGGTTGCCAACCGTCAACAAGGCGAAGGTATCCAGTCCGGATCGTACGGCCCAATCGGCGCGCAGTTCGTAGAGACGACAACGGCCGCGACCGGCAAAATCGACATGGACGTCCAGTCCACGAAGATGGGCGTCATCCTCAACACGCTCATGGGCGGAACAACCACACCGACACAAGGCGGCACCAGCACCGCGTATACCGCCGTCTTCACTCTCGGCGATACATACGGAAAGAGTCTCACCGCACAACTCGGCGCACCGTACCGATCTGGAACCGTGCTGCCGCATACCCTCACCGGCGGCAAGGTCGCGCAGGCGTCGTTCTCGTGCGACACCGGCGGCGTCTTGTCCGCATCGTTCGACGTTGATGGTCGCGCGTTCACAACCACGCAAACTCTCGCGAGTGTTTCGTACTCATCCGCGAACGTCTTCAACTTCTCACAGATGTCCTTGAAGATGGGCACGTACAGCAGCGAGACGTCTATCTCCGGCGTTCGCTCGGTCGGCATCACGATCGACCGCCCGCACGACGTAGAGGACTACACCGCGGGCGCGTCTGGTCTCAAGGCTGAGCCGGTGTTGAACGGTCTCGCGAACATCTCCGTCGACATCACCGCGGACTGGTTGAATAAGACGACGTTCCAAGATCTCGCGCACGGCACAACGTCGACGTCGTTGGTCTGGGAGTTCGTCGGACCACTCATCGCGTCGACGTATTACGAGACGTTCCGGATCACGTTGCCGTCCGTCTACTTCGATCCGTCCACTCAAGGCGTCGACGGCCCGAAGGAACTCTCTCAGTCTTTCAAGGCGGTCTGGCGTTACGACGGAACGAACCTCCCGAAGATCGAAACAATCTCGACCGACACCACGCTCTAACCGAAGACCGCCACGGGGCGCGCTCGCGTCCCTTCCCCAACGCTGGAGCGTGCCCCGTGGCTCAACCCGAAGCACAGATAGACATGCGCGACTGGCTGCGCGTGATGAAGGGGATGAAGAAGGCAGATGATGGATTGCGTAAGCAGTTCCGCGCGGATCTACGTAAGGAACTTCTAGCAGTCAAGAAAAAGCAAAGCGACATCGCCAAGAATCTGCCGCACTTCCCTAGCGAATTGCGCGACGTCATGTCGCGTTCTATTGCGATGGAAGTCCGAGAAAGACCATCTAAGGCGCGCACCAACAACAAGCCTTTCTCGTTGATTCGCATTCGACTCCGTTCTTCGCAACTTAGGAACATGCACGGCGGCGTCGGTTCGCAGACTTGGCCGAATCCGATCGCGCTTCTTGGTATGGCGAAGCGATCCAACAAAGGCGTCTGGCGACATATGGCATTCGGTAATCGCGAGATCTGGTACGACCAGAACACGACGGAGAATTGGTACAACCAAGCATTCAAGGATGCGCAACCGCACATCGTCCAGACCGTCAACAAACAACTTCGCGAATGGAAAGCAAAGTTCGGCTTTCGTGGATTCGGATTCTAACAACCACAACACAAGGGGATCAGATGGCTATCGTACGACTCACACTTGGCGACGACGTTCTTGACATCAACCTAGACTCGATGATGGTGAGTGAAGGCGAAGACTGCGAACGTCTCACCGGATGGACCGTTCCCGAATGGGGCGCCAATTTCATCAAGGGTCGCGCGCGTGCGGTGAAGTTTGCGTACTGGCTCGCGTTGTCGCGTGCAGGTCGTGCGCCGGACTTCTCGACGTTGGACTTCGACATGGTCGCGATGTCCTACGAGATCGTCGAAGAAGACGACGACGCAGCGACATCGCCCGCGGATCTGGGAGTGACGAACGATCAGGGCCCTACTGGGCTCGATCTGGAGGCGATCCCGGTCGAGTAACTCTTACCGAAGAAGTCGAACGATGGGGTCCGGCGTTCGCGCACTTGTTCGGCGTACGTGAAGAAGAGACGCGACTCTGGTCGCTGAGGAAGTTCTACCGCTACCGCGAATACGCGATGGCACGATTGAGAATCGGAGACGACCATGGCGGGTACGAACAAGACTGATCTAGTCGTTGGTCTCGTCATGCTCGACAAGTTCTCCAAGACGTTCGACAAGTTCAACAAGGACATGGCGAAGGGGCAGAGCGCGTCCAAGGCGTTCGGCGGTGCATTGTCTGGGATCGGTATGGGTCTCTCAGTCGCCGCGGTGACGGCGTTTGGTGTGTCATCCGTGAAGGCGTACGGAGACGCGCTCCAGTCTCAACAACTCTTGACGGATGCGTTCGCAAAGCAGCCGCAGTTGATGGGCTACAACGTGACCGCGTTGATGGCGTACAACAAGGAACTCTCGACCAAGATTGCATATGACGATGACGAGATAAACGCAGCGCAAGCGAATCTCGCATTGTTCAAATTGACCGGCGATCAGATCAAGAATCTCACGCCGTTAGTCGCAGATCTTGCGCGACGTAAGGGGATCGACCTCACCGCTGCAGCGACTGCGGTCGGTAAGGCGATGCAGGGGCAAGCGAAAGGACTCAAGGATGTCGGCATCGTCTTCAAGGCGACCGGCAACGAGGCGGAAGATTACGCAAACATCACGCAACTTCTCAACCAACAAGTCGGCGGAACTGCGGAAGCATTCGCGCAAGGTAACCCGCTAGGACAACTCGCGAACGCCAAGATCGCATTTGAGAACATGCAAGAGTCGGTCGGTAAGGCGTTGCTCCCCGCGATGACCGCGTTGACGAACATCATGACGCCGTTGGCTAACGCGCTAGGCGCGATCCCGACGCCGATCATGCAGATCGGGATCGTCATCGGCGGCGCGATTCTTGCGGGTCGCCTTCTAGGTCCGACGATGATGGGCGCGTTCACCGCGATGAGATCGTCCGCGCTTGCGGCGTCCGCGTCGGTCGCTATGTCGACGGTAGCGACCGAAGAACAAGGCGTCGCCGCGGTCACCAGTTCCGGCGCTATGCGCGTCTTCGCTGCATCGACTGCGGTCGCCGGTACTGCGGCGCGTGGACTCTTGACCGCGATGGG